TGCAGACTGAACTGGCAGTTACAATGTATCCTTGGATGCCGCTTGCAAAAGAAAAATCCATTCCAGTGCCTGCTGATTGGGTAGTGACAATTTTTACACCAGTTGATAAAATTCATGATATGTTCAAGGAGGACATTTTAGAAAATGGAAGACAAGATAATCAAACTGATAGTTCTAATGAATCAGCAGATCCTGGTCTCACAGATTGAGGAAGTAGGTGCGGATGTTGGCGAACCAGACTGTAAGTTAATAGAACCATTCCTTTTAGGTGACAAGGAAACTTTGTCTCCCTGGCTTGCTGGTTTGACAAGTCAAAACACTTTTATGATGTCGTCAGATAAGATTCTTACTCTTGCTGACCCTAAACCAACACTTCTTGAAAAATATCAAAACCTTATTAAATGAAGTTCTACACTAATGTCCAACTGATTGGGAATCAAGTTCTAGTTCGTGGAGTAGATAATGGTAAGAGGTATGAACACAGAGATGAGTTCTTTCCAACACTGTTTGTAAAATCAAAGAAAGATTCTAAGTATAAGACATTAAGTGGAGATTCTGTAGAACCTATCCGACCTGGTAGTGTTCGGGATTGTCGTGAGTTTTACAAGAAGTATGATGATGTAGATGGATTTGAGGTCTATGGAAATGACCGATACATCTATCAATACATTTCAGAAAAGTATCCTGAAGATGAGATTAAGTTTGATATTAGTCAGATCAAACTGGTAACTCTTGATATTGAGACTACTGCAGAGAAAGGATTTCCTGATGTTGAATCAGCTTCGGAAGAGATTCTTGCGATTACCATTCAGGATTATACTACTAAAGAAATTACCACTTGGGGAATCAAACCTTTTGTCAACAAGCAAAAGAATGTTACTTATCATCACTGCCCTACGGAGCATGAACTTCTAAGTCATTTTATCAATTACTGGATGCAGGATGTTCCCGATGTGGTGACTGGTTGGAACATTCAACTGTTTGACATCCCATACATCTGTAAGCGACTCAACAGGGTGCTCGGAGAGAAGTTGATGAAGCGTTTCTCCAACTGGGGTCTTGTGACCGAAGGAGAGATCTTTGTCAAAGGCAGAAAGCATATTACCTTTGATGTAGGTGGGTTGACTCAACTTGACTATCTTGATTTGTATCGAAAGTTCACCTATAAGGCACAAGAATCATATCGCCTGGACTACATCGCTGAGGTGGAGTTAGGTCAAAAGAAGCTAGACCACTCTGAGTTTGATACTTTTAAGGACTTCTACACCAAAGGGTGGCAGAAGTTTATTGAATATAATATAATCGATGTGGAACTTGTTGACCGTTTGGAAGACAAGATGAAACTGATTGAACTTGCTTTGACCATGGCATATGATGCTAAGGTCAATTATGTAGATGTGTTTTACCAAGTTCGTATGTGGGACAATATCATCTACAACTATTTGAAGAAACGCAACATTGTTATTCCTCCAAAGAATAAATCACAGAAGAATGAAAAGTATGCGGGGGCATATGTCAAGGAACCGATTCCTGGAAAGTATGATTGGGTTGTGTCTTTTGACCTTAACAGTCTCTATCCTCACCTCATTATGCAGTACAATATTTCGCCAGAAACCTTACTGGAGGAACGACACCCAACGGCTACGGTTGAGCGGATACTTAATGAGGAAATAAATTTCGAATTATATAAAGACAATGCTGTGTGTGCCAATGGTGCAATGTTCCGTAAAGACATTCGGGGATTTTTGCCCGAACTTATGGAAAAGATGTATGGTGATCGTGTAATTTTTAAAAAGCGAATGCTTCAGGCAAAGAAAGAATATGAAAAAACACCAACCAAAACGCTTGAGAAAGAAATCGCTCGCTGCAATAATATTCAGATGGCTAAAAAGATCTCGCTCAACTCTGCTTATGGTGCCATCGGTAATCAGTATTTTAGGTACTACAAATTGGCCAATGCAGAGGCGATTACGCTTTCTGGTCAGGTTTCTATTCGTTGGATTGAGAGTAAGATGAATGAGTATCTAAATAAACTGTTAAAAACAGAAGATACTGATTATGTTATCGCATCAGACACTGATTCGATATATCTTAATCTCGGACCTCTTGTTGATAAATTTTTTGCTAATAAGTCTGGCGACAAAGCAACAATTGTTTCCTTACTTAATAAGATCTGTGAGGAAAAGTTTGAACCTTATATCGATCAATGCTACCAAAACTTGGCGTCGTATGTTTCGGCATATGACCAAAAAATGAGCATGAAGCGAGAGAACATCGCTGATCGTGGTATCTGGACTGCTAAGAAACGATACATCCTGAATGTTTGGGATAGTGAAGGTGTTCGATATGAAGAACCCAAACTCAAAGTGATGGGTATTGAATCTGTTAAATCTTCTACTCCGGCACCTTGTCGCAAAATGCTCAAGGATGCTTTCAAGATCTTGATGACTGGCACCGAAGATGACATGATTAAATTCATTGATAATAGTCGGGACAAGTTTAAACAACTTCCTCCAGACCAAGTATCATTTCCACGATCAGCTTCAGATGTAGTTAAATACAAATCTAATTCGGATATCTATATTAAGGGAACTCCTATACATATCCGTGGTGCTCTTCTGTTTAATCACTACATCAAAGAGAACAAACTTACAAATAAATATTCTCTTATACAAAATGGTGAAAAGATCAAATTTTGTTATCTTAAAAAACCAAATATTATTCATGAGAATGTTATCTCATTCATTCAAGAATTTCCAAAAGAACTCAATCTTGACAAGTATGTTGACTATGACCTACAATTTGAAAAGAGTTTTGTTGAACCATTGAAGGCAATCTTGGATGCGATTGGTTGGAATGTGGAAAAAACTGTAAACCTAGAACTATTTTTCTCTTAATGGAACTGCCTATTAACGACAAAGAACTGAATACTATTGTTGGTGCTCTTCGTCTTGGTGGAGATACTTCTCTCTATCAAAAACTGAAGATTATCAAAGAAATTCGTGAGGAGAACCCTGGTGGTCCTTACAAAAAAATTGCCCGTGAAAAATTTGGATTTGTTATTTGATGGACTTCTTAAAAGAGATTGTAAAAGAAATCGGAGATGATTACACCAAACTCGCATCCGATATTGATGATACTGAACAATATGTGGACACAGGTTCTTACATTTTTAACGGACTGTGTTCAGGTAGTATATTTGGCGGTGTATCTGGGAATAAGATTACTGCTATTGCTGGAGAGTCTAGCACTGGAAAGACTTTCTTCAGTCTCGCCGTTGTTAAGAATTTTCTTGATTCCAATCCCGATGGGTATTGTCTCTATTTTGATACTGAGGCAGCTATTAATAAATCGCTTATAGAATCCCGTGGAATTGATACTAGCCGTTTTATTGTTGTTAATGTTGTTACAATTGAAGAATTTAGGTCAAAAGCACTCAAAGCGGTAGATATATATTTAAAAAAACCTGAAGACGAACGCAAACCTTGCATGTTTGTGCTAGACTCTTTAGGAATGCTTTCCACAGAGAAAGAGATTAGCGATGCACTTAACGACAAACAAGTTCGTGACATGACCAAATCTCAATTGGTCAAAGGTGCTTTCCGTATGCTCACTCTCAAGTTGGGTCAAGCAAAAATCCCAATGATCGTTACTAATCATACCTACGATGTTATCGGAGCTTACGTACCTACTAAGGAAATGGGGGGAGGCAGCGGACTCAAATACGCGGCGTCTACAATCATTTATCTCAGCAAAAAGAAAGAAAAAGATGGAACAGAAGTGGTCGGCAATCTTATCAAAGCTAAGACTGCTAAGTCGCGTTTGAGTAAGGAGAATAAAGATGTTACGGTTCGTCTTTATTACGATGAGCGTGGTCTTGATCGATATTACGGTCTTCTTGAGCTCGGTGAACTGGGCGGTCTCTGGAAAAATGTTGCAGGTCGATATGAAATCGATGGCAAAAAAGTCTATGCCAAGGCAATCTACAAAGACCCAGAACAATATTTTACTCCTGAAGTGATGGAGAAACTTGATGAAATTGCTATGAAGGAGTTTAGTTATGGAGAAAGTTGAGTTTCTAATTCTTAGAAACCTTTTATATAATGAACAATATCTCAGAAAAGTAGTTCCATTTATTAAATCAGAATATTTTGAAGACTTCAATCAAAAAGTTGTCTTCGAAGAAATTTCTTCTTTTGTTCAGGAGTATAGTCAACCTGCAACTAAAGAAGTTCTTTGTATTGAAATTGAAAAACGCCAAGATATTAATGATTCAACTTTCAGGGAAATTACTAATTTAGTTTCTTCTCTAGAAGATGTTCCATCTGAGTTTCAATGGCTTTGTGACACCACTGAAAAATGGTGTCGTGATCGTGCCATCTATCTGGCACTTATGGAATCTATTCACATTGCAGATGGTCAAGATCAAAAGAAGAATCGTGATGCTATTCCATCAATTCTTTCCGATGCTCTTGCTGTCTCTTTTGATACTCACATCGGCCACGATTACTTAGAAGACTACGAGGCAAGATATGAGTCCTATCATAGAAAAGAAGATCGTATTTCCTTCGGTCTTGAGTATCTTGATAGAATCACCAAGGGTGGTATTCCTAATAAGACTCTTAACATCGCTCTTGCGGGCACTGGTGTTGGTAAGTCTCTTTTTATGTGTCACTTTGCCAGTTCTGTTCTTCTTCAAGGCAAGAATGTTCTTTACATTACTTGTGAGATGGCTGAAGAAAAAATTGCGGAGAGGATTGATGCGAATCTCCTAAATGTTAATATCCAAGAGATTACTGATCTTCCTAAACAAATGTTTGAGAGTAAGGTGACAAACCTTGCACAAAAGACTCAAGGAACTCTTATAATCAAGGAATACCCTACAGCATCAGCACACAGTGGACACTTTAAGTCACTTCTTAATGAACTTGCACTTAAGAAGTCATTTAGACCTGATATTATTTTCATTGATTACCTTAATATATGCGCTTCCGAAAGGTATCGCTCGGGTGGCACTGTCAATTCATATAGCTATATCAAAGCAATTGCAGAAGAACTTCGAGGCCTGGCTGTTGAGGCAAACGTCCCTATCGTTTCTGCCACGCAGACCACTCGCTCTGGTTATGGCAGCAGTGATGTTGAACTCACTGATACTAGTGAGTCCTTTGGGTTGCCTGCTACTGCTGATCTTATGTTTGCCCTTATTTCTACAGATGAGCTTGAGGAGTTGGGACAAATTATGGTGAAGCAGTTGAAGAATCGATATAATGATCTTAGCGTTTATAAGAGATTTGTTCTTGGTATCGATCGTGCCAAGATGCGTCTGTATGATTGTGAACAGTCAGCACAGAATGATATCCTTGACAGCGGTCAGGATGAAGAGTATACTTATGAGGAAGCAAAACCAAAGAAATCATTTGAGGGATTTAAGTTTTGAGTAAAGGAGCGTATGTCGATAGGGTCTGGTTTTCAGTAATAGATAAAAACACTGGCAAAAAGATAGCAGACTGTGGATGGGAGAGTGATGCTATTCGATTAGTTGAGATGAATCCTCAAAATAGAACCTATGTTCGTAATGATCATCATCTGTACGGTCAAACTATTGATATTACTCCACCCCCCGCACTTCCTACAACTGAAATCGTCGTAAATATGGACGGCGGAGTTGGTGGTTCATGGGAAGAAAAACAACTTGAACCAGAAGTTCTTGAAATTGGTGGCCAAAAAATACCATTACAACAACTTCCACAATCTGATGCAAAACCACTTGATTTAAAATGACTGTAGACACCGAAAAGTATCTTGAATTTGTAGAAGGAGTGACTAGTGCTCCTAGTCTTGACTATCCAGTCCTTGCTGCTCGCCTTAGTGAGTTGGAAGTGAATGGCACTAATGTCCCTCAACTTTTGACTGCTGCCCTTGGTTTGACTGCTGAGGCAGGAGAGTTTACTGAAGTTGTAAAAAAGATTTTTCTGCAAGGCAAACCTTACACTGCAGAAAATGTCTTTCATATGAAGCGTGAACTTGGTGACATCTGTTGGTATCTGGCACAAGCATGTATGGCACTTGAC